CTTGATGCCCGTTGCAGAAAGCAACGAAAATCCACCATACTTAACTGCCAACCGGTGGACAAATGATGAATTTGGCAGTAGCTGACGTATGTAGCATAGCATAACAAGAGGTAAATATTATGAAATATATTATGAAATAATACTGTATCCATCGGTATTATTTCATAAAATTAGTTTATCCAAACGTGTTTTCATTCGCGTATGTTATATATAAAAATCCATCCTCATCTTTATGTGCACTGTAAATATTCGATATTTGTGATGTGACTGGGCATAATGTATCATTTGCTATAAAAACAAATAAGGCCTCGGTTTGATTCATATTTATACGCTTACGTATGATTTGAATAAATTGACCTAATACAATATCGGTTGGAACTAAGAATTTTTTACGATCCATTGGTGGTAATTTACAACCTGGGGCGGCTTCTACAATGATAGGCAATCGTTCGGGAAATTTTTCTAACATTTTACCACATTCTTCTTTACGTTGTTCCAACGTAAATTTTTTTTTAAATTCACTATGTATCATATTTGTATATATTATAATACGAATAAAATTTTATATTGTTTTATTTCATCAACAAAATGAATTATTTATAATTATATTATATCTATTCAGCCAAAAAATAAAACGACGTAATTATCGTATAAATACTGAACATGCACCAACATACCATGACGACATTGTGCGCATTACCTAAAATCTCAATGATTGTAACGGATAACAACTGTGAAAATTATTGTATAAAAATTTGATTTTTATATACATATAACGATTTCGTTAAAATTCGTGATTATATACTTAAAGATTATATACGTATATCATATACAAAATGAAGTATTGTTGCGATAAATGTTATAAAACGTTTGATCAAAAGGGTCATTTCGATGATCACCAGAATCGTAAGCGTCCATGTAAAAAAGACAATACACTTGACGAAATCGTTAAACAAAAGGTCAAAGAAGTATTATCAAAATCACTTATTATAGACTATCAACATAAAACCCGGGAAGAATTGATTGTAATTTGTAAGGAACGTAATATTAAAGGATATAGTGGAAAAAAGAAGGAAGATATTCTAAAATTACTTGTGCATTCAGCACCTTTGGTGCATTCAGCACCTTTGGTGCCTTTGGCGCCCGAAAAGATTCATCGTCTTAATTATATCGGTTCAAAATTTCAATTACTGGACTGGATTACAACAAATATAAAAGAAAAAACGGGGTGGGCTTCATTTGCATCGAAAACAATTGCCGATATGTTTGCCGGAACAGGTATTGTGTCATATCATTTTAGAAAACTTGCGGCAAAAATTATTAGTAATGACGCCGAATTATACAGTTCCATCATAACGCACGCATTTACGCGTTCAATTTATTCAGAATCGTGTCAATATATCATAGACACATTTCAAAAAGATATTGAAGAGAATAAGCATTCGACAACAATAGGATTTATTACAACACATTATAGCCCACACGGTCTAAGTGACCGTCGCTTCTTTACAATTGAAAATGCGAAAAGGATAGACTATATTCGCAATCAACTTGAAATAATAAAACATACCCTAACAGATGATGAATATAAATTCATTCTTGCATCGATACTTCTAAGTGCCGATGCGGTTAGTAATGTTCCGGCTGTATATGGATGCTTTTTAAAAAATTTTAAAACAAAAGCGACGAAAAACCTCGTATTGAAACCAATCCATAATCATACAATACCACCAATCAATGATTCTAAAACATATCATTCAGATGTTTTAAATATGGAATTTATCGGGTCATTTGAATCCGATTTGGTGTATTTAGACCCTCCTTATAACGAAAGACAGTATTCTAAAAACTATTTTCCGTTGAATATTATTGCGAAAACGCCCGAGCAATTACTGACAGAAGATCCATTGAAAGGGAAAACGGGGATTCCAACAGACTGTTTCATTTCACCTTTTTGTAAGAAAGGCCCCGTTGTTGAAAATGCGTTTGACACATTGTTTCACAACTTGAAGACAAAATGGATATTTCTTTCCTACAACAGTGAAAGTATCGTTTCAAAAGGGAAGATGTTGGAAATTATGGGTCGGTATGGCGATGTATCCGTTATCGAACGTGATTATAAACGTTTTAAGTCGTATGAATATAATGAGGACCTTGTCATTCAAGAATATTTGTTCTGTCTAAAAAAAAAGGATTAGTTTCGTTTTGTTTGGTGGTTTATCTACAGTGATACAATTGAAAACTGATTTTCAAAAAGTCGAAGCACATTTTCGATTGACCATCGAACCGCCATATTTTGTCGATTTTTGCTATGAAATTGGAATTCCAGAATTACTTCTTGTTTTCCATTGATGAGCATTTTAAGACTACTGGAATTCTTCCAATTGTCGTGCGAACACGTCCAGTCATATTGATACTCACTCCAATTTACGACCGCGTGGCTTGTCGGTGTTATGAACCTGATGGTATCTGTCTCTTTTACATAGTATACGATCTGCGAGTCAAATGTGTAAGACCATAATAGGGGCAAAACGGAATCAACGATATGTTCCTGAATGTATTTTTTGAGTTGTTCGGGTGAAGTATATTCTATTCCAAGAACCTGGCAAAATTTTTTAGGGTGTGCTTGACCTACAACTTGTGGTGCGAGTTTACCCCCCTTTTTTTTATTGCTTTTCGCAGACAAGTGTCGAGTGCCGTCAATAGATGTAAAATCATATCTGGCACCACTACTTGCTGTGTGCGAACACTGTGGGAAAAGATCGTCAGCTGTGAGTTTTTTCAAACGAGGGGCCAATTTGTCAGCTTCTTCTTGACTGTATTTGAATGGTCCATCGTATGGAATGCCATATCCATCGCAAATCGCCTTTTCGAAAATTTTACCTGTGTCTTCGGTTTTTATACTAACTCGATCTGTTTTGATAGATGCGACCTTGTCGATAATGCCCTTTAATATTACCGATATGTCTGTTTCGGCAATGATTCGTGGGTCAGTTTTACAAGAAAGCTTGTTGTGTCCCTCTTGTTTACAAATAGAGCATTTCATCGTGGTTGTATTGGTCCTATTATATGACATCTACTGAAGCAAAATATAGCTATCAATTTTTTATAGTGTTTAACCTATGAATTTATCGCGTTGTGTATATGTAATACATAAAAAACTGATATCAGCTTATACATAAAGCATATCCACCATATATTAATATTGCAAACGCACTATACCAAAGAATTTTCATACTATTCAATGTCAGATAAAATGTTTCGTATGGCAAATATGGCGGCGAACGAATCACAAAAGTCTGAGTTGGAATTTAAACACGGTGCTGTAATATTCCAGGGAAGAAAAAAGATATGTGCTGGATTTAATCACAATAATCGAACAACATACCGCGGCAATATTTGCTGTAGTTTACACGCTGAAATGGATACAGTTGTGCGATTTTTAAATAGTTATATAAAAATTCACATAACACGTCGCCAACCGGATAAAATACGTCGAAAGATGGGGAAATATTCATTATGTGTTGTCCGTATAACAGAACAACCTGATGGTCAGCAGATATATATGAATAGCTTACCGTGCATCGATTGTATAAAAAAATTAAAACAATTAGGTATTGATAAGGTTATTTATTCCAATCAATACTTTGAAATTGTATCGGCACGTATTAGTAGAATTGAAGAAGAATTAGCAGGGATTGTGAAACTAACGTCAGCAATGAAGAAGACACAAGTCATTGAAAATATGCGTATTGTTCCACTTATATATTTATAATATTATGTATTACATCAACTATCGTTATTATTTTAGTATCACATGTAAAATTTCATAATATAAATAGGATACTTGCTCTGCGTTTTTTTAGTATTATTATGTATTGTATTTTTATTTTATATAAAATGTAAAAATCAGCTTTTATGATATAATTATTATACCTAACTGCTTATGTACAATCACAAAATATAAAGAAATATTTAATAGTACTGAAGGTTTGCCACTACATTCTTTGAATATAACGGAAAATCCAAAAGATGAAAATAATAATTTACCATCACAAATTTCATATTGGTTTAATGTTGATTCATTTAATACGAAAGAAGTTCAATGACGTGATTTAGCGAGTAATAATCATATTATTAATTTCAATTCATCAAAAGTAAAAGTAAATAGTATATCGATTGGTTCTGGGAATATAATGTCGGTTTCCGGAGATACAACTACGTAATTCAATATAAATATACCATTAGTTGATAGTTTTGGTAAAGCTATCAATCGTATTACATTTATTCATTTGACTCGTTTATCGAGTAATCGATGGAAATTATGGTTTTCTGTTAACGGAACATGGGTATCAGGATATAATGATAATAAATTTACAGCAACTGATATATCAAATATTAGTGGTAATAAAATTGGTGATATTATGAATATTGGAGGTTCGAATTGGAATTTATTTATAGACGAAATGAATACTGAAACAAAAAAAGAACGGTTAAAATAAACAGTAATGATTATATTTTTGAAACAACAGAAATACAATCCATACCCGATAAAGTTGGAATAAATACAAGCTCAAGTGATAAATCAGATTGGGATTGCGCTGAAATTATGATATATCCACGTATATTAGATTCAATAGAACTTGACCAGATAACTAATTATTTTAACCCTTACAGCGTCAGACATATTTTTTGTTTTTTTTAACAAATCAAATATTTTCTTATTTTTAGCTTGTTAAAATAAGAAAATATTTATAAATTGTATAATTTAATGAATTCTATGCTTTAGCAACACCTGTTGGTCGTAAGACCATGTCAAAACTCTGTAAGGGTTAAACATATTGCATTAATTGTTTATTCTGGATGGACGCAAAATGGTTATGACACAGGATAATCTGGTGCAATATGGATAACTTCTTTAAATTTTATGAATAGTATGGGAATTACTATTTGATGAGTCAATTTACACATGACTCCGTGCACGGGGTCTCTCAGTCGATTAGACTATACAGTTGTTGATAAATTATAGAATTTTTTAAAAACGTATATTTATTAAAAATAAGTCAATCATTTGCTTTATGTGTTTGAACACATAAAGTCTAATCGACTGACAGACCCCGTGTAAATTGACTCATCAAATAATGATTCACATACTATAAAATTGTATCATAATTTGATTTTGACTTAATTCTTTATAAGAATTGAGTAACGTATATATAAATATTATAAATACGATATCGTATTTTAAAATATCATATCGTATTATATATTATGAATATAGATAATATTTTAACACTATTTATTATCATAATTATTATTATAATTTTAGTGTCACGAATACAATTTCATTTAATAAATCAAAGAATTATTATACATTTTATTGCACTATTATGGATTGTATTTTTATTTTATATACAATGTGAAAAATCTGCATTTATGACATCATTATTATACTTAATTGTCTATGTACAATCACATAATATAAAAGAATATTTTAGTAGCACACCAGGTTTACCTGACTTTTCTAATAATAAAATTGAAAATCCAAATGATGAGAAAGCTGTCCGTTTATTGGTTAATAATAATCTACCATCACAAATTACAACATGGTTTAATGGTGATTCATTTGATACAACAGATTTTAGATGGCGTGATTTAGCAAGCAATAGCCATATATCTTTTAAAACAGATATAGTTAAATTGAATAGTGGTATTTTATTTCCTTCTTCTGGAACTCAAAAATGGGTATCGGGTGATAGAACATCAAAATTCAGCATACCATTAACTGCCACCAATAATAGTGTTACATTCGTTCATTTAACGCGATATAGCCCACGTTCAACGAATCGAGGAAAACTATGGACGACTGAAAATGGAACATGGATATCGGGATATAATGATAATAAATTTACAGCAACAGATACAAATGGAACAAATTTGTCAAATATTAGCAGCAAAAAAATGGGTGATATTATGAACATTCGAGGTTCAAATTGGAATTTGTTTATCGACCAAATGAATATTGATAAACAAACAAGAACCGTTATAATAAATAATAATGATTATATTTTTGAAACAACATCAATGCAATCAATACCTGATAAAGTTGGGATAAATATACATTCAGGTGATAAATCAGATTGGGATTGTGCTGAAATTATGGTATATCCTCGTATATTAGATTTAAATGAAATCAAACAGATAATTGATTATTTTAATAAAAAATATTTAATAAAATATCCAGATAAAATTGAAGCGAATAAATATAATATTTACAATCATTATACATTTAATTCTTTACCTGACAGTGATTGGCAAAAACCTCCTCAAGTTGGTTCTACAACATCAAGTGGTAATAAATTATTAGGTATAACAGATTCTGAATATGAATGTGTTTCGTTGTGCGATAAAAATACATCATCGTGTGCTGCTTTCTCGTATCATATGGAAAAGGGGGTATGCTATTCAGTAGATGAGAGAAATATATTGAATCATACTATGTCAAATAATGTTGCTCTAAGTGGAACAAACAAAGTGAGAGAAGATGTTGCTCAAAAAGCGAAAGAAGAAGCGGAAAGAAAGGCACGGGAAGAAGCGGAACGACAACGATTAGCGGCAATAGAAGCGGAACGACAACGACAAATCGCTGCTGAAGCAGAAAGACAACGACAAATCGCTGCTGAAGCGGAACGACAACGACAAATCGCGGCTGCTGAAGCGGAACGACAATGGCAACTTTATCAACAACAGGTGGCATGGCAGCAGCAGTTAGCATGGCAACAACAACAACAACAACAAGCCGCTGCTTCGGCAGCAGCTGAACAAGCACAACAAGCCGCTATTGCGGCTATTCAAGCTGCACAACAACAACAAGAACAAGCTTGGTACGCACCTGTTGTTAATTGGTTTTGTTTTGGTCCAGAAACTAAAATTGAAGGAATTGAAATTAAAGATATTCAACTTGGTCATTGTTTATCAACATCGAGTGTTATTAGCACTATGAAATTTAGTATTCCTGAAAATTCAGATTTATTTGACTATAATGGAGTTCGTGTTAGTGCGCATCATATGGTCATAGAAGATGATAAAATGGTGAAAGTTCGCGATAGCAAACAAGCAAAACCGATCATTTATAATGATATATATTTATATACTTTATCTACTACAAATAATATATTGAGCGCTGACAATGGAACTATATTTGCAGATTATGATGAACATCGTTCATTTATAGAATATGAAAAATTCAATGTGCGTATACTACGAATGTTGAATGCAAGGGATAATTTGTCTACATCAATTGAAAGTATATACAATCATAGCAAGCATCCAACATACGACCGTGTATATAAATTAGGTGTTGGGAAGGGCTCACTTGTTGATGGTATTCCAATTGAAATGTGTCAATTGGGTGATAATATTGATGGTGTTATAACTCATTTACGAGAACCAGGTGATAGAATATTTTTACTTGATGGAGTTTATTTTTTAGAATACACTAAAATTTTATACACTAAAAATACGGAAATTAAGACGTGGATTACAATTCGTGATCATCCGGACGCACAATACGTTGAAAATTACGAACACGATACATTCCATTATATAACAACAACAAATCATATTGTTCATATTGATAAATTTATCTGTGC